TTTTATATTTATTAAATTAATATATGTAAATAAATTTGTATAATTAAATAATGGATATGACGTAATAATTTTTTCATCATATGAAGAATTTAATGTAGACGTTGTAATAAAATCAAACTTTAATATATTATATAATCCATATTTAACTCCATTATATATAATCATATTATCATTTGTGTCTGTTGTTAATACATATATTAAACGAGTATCAATAGATGTTAATGATGTATTTAACATAGTTGATGTAATAATAACTTGTTTAAGATCTGTTGTTTTATAATATGTTAAATCATATTCAGAAAATCCAATTAAGTCTTCGTCTCCACCATTTAATATATTATTAACACTTGTTTTATTATATAATGGAATTGGACGAACAAATCTTATAGAGTCAATATATTTTAATAATGAATCAATAACAGCAATTTCATTATTCTTAAATATATAATCCTTAATATTTTTAATAAATATATTTTTTATATTATCTGATGTTAATAATGTTGTAGTATCATTTTTTTCAAATAAATCAGATATAATATTAAATGTTGCCGATAATTTATTATTTCTGTTTGAATAAAGTAATATTTTATTATAAAATTCAGTGTAGTTTGTTTCTATAATAGGTACTGCTATATTTGGATATTCAAATGAAACATTTGCATTACTAAATATTAATGGATCGGGATTAATTTCAAAATAATATGGTGATGTTGAATTTTCAATAAATTGATTTAAATCAATTTTTGGTATTACAACTTTATAAGATTCTTGATTGAGAACAGAATCATATTGAAATAATTGATAATTTGTAGGTATATTTGTATAATTTAATTGATATTCTATGATATCCTTGAATGTATTCAAATTGTATAAGTTATAATTATATATACTTTGATTAATTGATTTATATGAAAATTGATTTTTTATGTTGTTGATTTCAACATTTGAACTATTATTATATGAAATATTGATTTGGGGTAATTCTATTTTTAATTGTACACCTCTTAATAGATCACCATTTTTTGGTATTTCTAATTGAACAAGTCCATCAAAGTCAACTTGTGATGTAACAGGTATTTCATAATTAAAAATAGAAAAACTCGAATGTTTCATATATACTTTCTTAAAATGATTCATTTCAGGTTTAGATGTAAGTATTTTATCTTCGGCGCCACTTGCCAATAATTGTATTATTCCAGAAGGCATATACTCTAATATATAATGATCTTTTAAATAAAAATTATTTTAAATAATTTTTATTTTCAACATAAATAAACTTTCTCTGTACTTTTGAAACCATTAAAATTTGTTGAGGATACAGTAGTATATGCTCCCATATTTTTAATTTCAAAATAATCACCAATTTCTAATTCAGGTAATTTTAATTCCTGAATTTTATCTCCAGAATCACATGTTCTCCCAAAAATTACTGAATCATACTCTTTTCCCGTTTTTCTTGATTGATTAACAATTTCAAATTTAGGATTTGCCATATCATATTTAATATTAGAAAATGAGGAATATACACTTTCATCAATTATATAAAAGGTCTTATTATTTGTTTTTCTTTTTGCTATTATCGGAACATATAATGTATGTGTTTTAGTCATATAAAAACGACCAGGCTCAGATATAAAATTTATATCCTTGTATGGATGAAATCCATTCTTAAACATATCAACTGCTTCATTAATCTTTTTTGCTTGATCTAAAAACTTTTCATCACATTCACCAGCAAATCCACCACCAATATCTATTATTTTATATTCATGATTTAAATAATTTGATTTTATCATTATATCAGATACCATTTTAACAGCATCATAATATTGATTTGAATTAAAACATCCACTCCCAACATGAAATGAAAATCCCGATATATTCATTTTGTATTCTTTTGCTCTTTTCAATATATCCATACTTTCCTCAAAACTCGCACCAAACTTCGAACTAAACGGCATTAATGAATCTTTGTCATTAACTTTCACTCTAACCATTGTTTCTATCTTCTTATTTCTTAATTTATCTAATTCTTCCAATGAATCAACAACTGTTATGGGTATTTTTTCTTTAACAGCATAATCAATATCATTTATATTCTTATATGGATTTGCATAGATAATTTTTGTACTACTAATATTACTATTTAGAATTTGTTGTATTTCACCTCCACTGGCACAATCAAAATTTACATTATGTTCATTTAATATATTTATTAAATGTGGATCATCATTACATTTTACAGCATAATGTGGTTGTATCCTTGGAATTTTATTTTTCCATAAATTGATTTGTTCAACTAGAGGTTTTCTACAAATTGTGAAGAATGGTTTTTGAATGTTGACGAGTTCAGTGAGTTTTTTCAGTATGATAATAATAATGCTTGAAAATAAAAATGAAGAATTTAACAAATCAATTTTTTTATTTGATTTTTATTTGATTTTTATTTATATATTAAAAACAAGACTTGCCATTCCATTTTTAAAACTAAGAATATTATATCCTAATGCATATGTTTTTATCATAAATGCATCTGAATTAGTAGTTACACAATCTATAAATTTTTGATTAAATTTATATATAAAAGACTTGTATTTATATGAACTTAAATTAACTGCTCCACTTGGTTGATATTCTTCTGGATTTAAAGAAAATGAATAAATATTAATACCATCAGAAGGTGTTTTAGTATGGTATGCGTATGGTTGAACATAATTTGTAAAATTTGAATCATAGTTTTGGAATCTTTCATATTGTTCAAAACTATATGATGATGTTTGAATTGGATTCTTATCATTAAATGTTGTAACATTTGTATATAATTGATCTAGCATAACATATGAGTCTGTTTCTGTAACATAAAATTCAGAATAAATTGTTATAGATGTTAAGTCTAACGCTTTTACAACATAAGATCCATTATAAAACTGAGAATTAAAAATCTTAACTGTATCACCAATATTAAATACATGATTTCCAATTAATAATTGTACTTTTTGTTCTAATGTTGTTGTTGGAACGTTGTTTATACTCGAGATATTATATATAACACCTAAATCATATATATCATAAAATTTATTTGTTAAATTTTTATTACTTTGAGCAACCCAAAACATTTCCTTAACAGAATTAACAAAATATGATTCTATTGTTATTTGATTAGATGTTAACATAGGATAATTATAATTTTGAACTACTTCAATTAAATATTCTTGGGATGATTGAGAAAACTTTGTTCTTTCATCAACATCTAAATATATATAATCAACTAATAAACTAATATCAGTTAATTGAATCATAGTTTCAAAATCTGTATCAACAGGTGCATCAGTATATATTAATTTTTCTATATTATTTAATTCAAGTTGAATTCTAACTTCATTATATCTTAAAAATATTAATGGTAATGCTCCAGATATATATTTATTAAACCAGAAATTTAGAGGAATATACATTGTATATCCTGTTTTTATATCATATGAATATTTTGTCAATTCATCAATATTTCCAATCATTTTATCATATACTGATTGTAATTCACTATTTAATGATAATTCATTCCAAATATTATACCAATCATTGTTGTGTTGATCTATTCGTTGTCCACCAATTTCAACAAATAAGTTTTTAATAATTTGATGACCTAATTTTTTAACCCAACTGAATTTATAATTTTCATAATTTCTATGTAAGTTTGAATAATCAGAAATATTTTTAAATAAATATTGATCCATTTGTGATGACAAATTTTTAAAAATTGTTAGATCCGCATTTATTTTTGCAATTAAGGCAGCCGAATTTGAAAAACTGTTGATCGAGTAATTTGTTATATTTTTAACAATATCAATATCTGTTATTCTACTGTTATTGAATGATGAACCATCATATAAATAATTACCATTTGAATCATAAAAATTTGCAACGAAAAAGTTATTTATTTGGATTTTTATATTAAAAAGAGCATTGTATTTTGATTTTAAATTTGAATATTCTGTAGATGTAAAATATACATTAACAATCTGTTGTATTTTACTAAAAAGTGTTGTTAAACTAATTGTTTGATTAATTGTTTTTAAATATGATGTTAGTTCACGATAACAACGATATAAAAAGTTCATTATAGTTTTAAAATTTGTGTATTGTATTTGTAAATTACTTATGTTATTCTGATCACTTGAATTAAATGTTGATATAAAGTTTGGATTAGGAATATTAACGGATGGAATTATAACTTTTAAATACATTTTACTTACCAAATCGCCAACTCTGTCTAATGTACATGATATTGTATTATTAAAATTTTTAGTTCCACTAAAAGTTTGTTCAATATTTTCTATCGCAAAATTTGTATATCTTCTGTATACAATTTTAAAAAATGTTATTTGAGGCATGCCAGTTAAGAATACATCGGCTGCGCCATAGGCTACAATTTGTATTAAACCTCCTGTCATTATAATATAATAATATAATATTATTATTATATATATTAAATCGAAGGGATGAACTCCCAGTTTAAATGATTACATATTTTTTTCCAAATTACATCCATATCCTTTATTTTCTGGTCTGATTTTAATAAATGGATAAATTGTAAGATATAATCTAACTCAATTAATTCACATAGTTTATAAATAATATATGAATAACTAATTAAATTTTTTCTTACATTCGGTTTGTAAATCTTAAATGGCTCTTGAACTTCTCTAAACATTTGACGTAATTTTTCCTCTTTATCACGCGCGATTTGTGGTGGTTCCTTTCCTGTAGTTTTAAATATAATATATGGTATATCATCATAATATTTATTTAATGATAATTTACGTAATATTTCACGCATATAATAAGGTGTTATATTTTTAGTATCATTTTTTAAATCATATTTATTAATTTCTTTTTTAATTTTTTCACATATTTCTTCAGATAATTCAATAACTTCTTTTCCTTGAATTTTATTTAACCATTCATTAAAATGATTCATTGTTTTATAAGCAACATATGTTTTTGTATCATTACATTCTTCCTTGTAATTGGGTATATCACTCTCTACAAGAATCATTTCACTTGCTCCACATATTTTACATACCATTAATCCATTGTGTAAATCTAATATCATTTCGTCATTACATGCTTCACATTTTTTATAAACATTATCAAATTTATTTTTCTTTTTATTTGACTTAATAACTGTGTCTTTGTCAACTTTCGATAAATATTGATTCAATAAATTAAATTTATCATTCGCATCATCTTCATAATCCATTAATATATCAAACACTTCATGATAATAATCATATTCATCATATAACGATAATTGTTGAATTTGAGATTTAAGTTCTTGACTCTTTAGATTAATTAAATTTTTTTCAGAAACATTTGTAATTATTTTTAATTGATCATCTAGTTTGGTGATCTCTTTTTGTATTTCTTCTATTTTTAATTTATTATTATTTAAATCACTTGTAATTTCTTCATGTCTGGTAGCAAGGTTTGATTTAACTGGTTGTTTCTTAATTGATTGCAAAATTGAATGATATTTAGAGTTCTTGTTTTTAAACATATAATATATAAATAAAAGAGGCTCTATATAAAATAGTATAGTTTTTTAATTCGAATTAATTCTTTTATTGAATATTTTTTTTCTATATAATTATTATATATATATTCAAATGGGTGGCGGTTTAATGCAATTAGTAGCTTACGGCGCACAAGATGTTTACCTCACAGGTAATCCCCAAATCACATTCTTCAAGGTTGTCTATCGCAGACACACCAACTTTGCCATGGAATCCATCGAACAAACATTCAACGGAACAGGAGCCTTTGGTAACAAAGTCCAATGCCCCGTTGTCCGTAACGGAGATTTAATCACAAAGATGTACCTCAGAACAACTGTTTCTACAGGAAACACCTCAACATTAGCATCAACATCAACATACTACAACGCAAAATGGGCATGGTGCACATCTCTCGGACACGCACTCATCTCATCAGTTGAACTCGAAATCGGAGGAACCCGTATCGACAAACACTGGGGTGAATGGTTAACCATCTGGAATGAACTCAGCAGAAAGATCGGACAAGACCGCGGATACAACACCATGATCGGAAACGTACCCGCATTAACAGTTCTCGATTACCAACACCCTGCATACACCATGTGGGTTCCCCTCAAGTTCTTCTTCTGCAGATTCGATGGATTAGCACTTCCCTTAATCGCTCTCCAATACCACGAAGTCCGTATCAACTTCGAATTCGTCACAGTTGACCAATGCTTAGTAATGGAAAACGTATCAGGCGGAACAGGAAAGGGATTAGCAACAGCACTCGGACTCACACTCTCCGACTGCTCTCTCTACGTAGACTACATCTACCTCGATTCTGAAGAACGCAAACGCTTCGCCCAAGCCTCCCACGAATACCTCATTGAAGCCCTCCAATTCCCTGGATCAGAATCAATCACTGGTGTCAACTCCAAATTCAGATTAAACTTAAACCACCCCTGCAAATTCTTAGTCTGGACCAACAAGCTCGGACGTTACACCAATGGTAACACAGTATTAGCATACCACCCAACTGACACATATGCCACACAACTCGCAGCAACAAAACGCTTCGTTCTCAGATACGCCGCATACAACACAGTCTCAAAAACTGTATCTACAAACGCATATGGACAAGTCCAACCTGTTGCCAGCAGCGCATCAACAACATCATTATTCAATAAGATTAACCCCGTAGCAATCTCTCAATCTGGAACAAGCGGTGCACAAGGTGATATTGATAACATCACAATCCTCGGAGAACTCTTACCCCTTGACCTTGTATCACAAACAACTTCAGCATTTACAGGAACAATCACCGTTGTATTTGCGTCAGGAAGTGTCTCATGGACTGTACCCACCCCAGATACCAACCTTACAGGAGATGGTGTCGTAGCAAAAGACATTATCCTCTACCAATGGGATAACTTCGGTAACCAACTTGACGGAACAGAAAACTCCACTCAACAAGCCTTACTCCAACTCAACGGACAAGACCGTTTCTCCCAACGTGAAGGAACCTACTTCAACTATGTCCAACCTTGGCAACACTTCAGCAACACACCCAACGATGGTGTCAATTGCTACTCTTTCGCCCTCAACCCCGAAGAACACCAACCCTCCGGAACATGCAACTTCTCCCGTATCGACAATGCAACACTCTCCATCACATTCGGACGTGTCGCAGCATTCACAGGAGCAGTCACCGCCGGATCAGTTGAAACAAACTACCTCACTAACTACCTCAACTCTGGATCATCAACATCCAACTTCAACGTCTGGGCAGTTAACTACAACGTCTTACGTGTCATGAGTGGCATGGCGGGACTTGCCTATTCAAATTAGAAAGGGTATTATTATTATTTTCAGATTTGGGATTTTTCCCAAAGCCTGACAAAAATTGAAAGAAAAATAAACTAACTTAAAGACATATTATTTATATATAATATATACATAATGTCTCTCTCAAATCGTACCAAAACCAACGTAAAAGTTGAAGAAAAAATAGAAATTAAAAAAACTGTTCCAATAATTGAAAAAAAAGTTGTTGAAAAAATTGTTCCAATAACAAGAAAATACATTGAAAAAGTTATTGTTGGTGAAAAAGAAGAAATTGAAATCAAAACAAAAATTACAAATAAAAAAATTACAACAATCACTCATAAAGATATTGAATTCAAAGATAAAAAATATACTGTTTGTTATACAAGTTTTAATGATGAAGATATTTTATTTGTAATTGATTTTAATAAAAAAGAACAAGTAATATACAAAAAATGGCATAAAGTTAATTCAGGTGATTATATAGCAAATACATATTATGAAGATGATGAATATAAAATGAAACGAGATTTATATTTACATAATTTAATAATGAATAAATTAACATTTGATGGAAAAGGACAACATCATTCAATTGATCATATTAATAGAATAGGTCGTGACAATCGTACAGAAAACTTACGTGAATTAACGCAAAGTCATCAAAACATAAATCAAAAAAAGAAAGAGAGAAATATTGAATTACCTATTGATTGTGGAATTAATCCCCAAGATATTCCTAAAAATATTTATTATAGAAAACCAGAAGGTCTTCATGGAGATAGATTCTATATTGATATTAAATTTACGGAAAATCCATTTAAATGGTATTCAACAAGTTCAAAAAATATTGATTTAAAAACAAAATTACAACATGCAATTTTAAAATTAAAAGAATTTAAAACAAACAATCCTGAATATGCTGAAATATTAGATATTGTAGATAATGTTAAACAACGTAATGAACTAATTGTATCATTCAACGTAATCCTCATGAAATCCGGCTTTCCCCAACAAATCATAGACAAAAACTTGGCACCCCTAGAAAAAGTCCCAGAAGAAAAAATAAATATTGAAGCAGAAAATTTAGCAAAACAATTAATAGACATTGGATTAAAAGGCATTAAAACCAGTTTACCTCCAGACTGTGGAGTAACACAAGACATGATCCCAAAACATTGCTACTATAAACCAGAAACAGAAAAACGTGGCGGTAAATTCATTATAGAAAGACATCCCGTTCTTGTAGCAAAAGGTGTTAGACAATGGGCAACAACAGAAAGTAAAAGTAAAACGATTAAAGAAAAATTTGATTTATTAATAGAGAAATATAATGATTTGGAAAAATAATATTTAGATAATATATAAATATAAATGAAAAGATTAGATAATTATGTTAAAATGATTGGGGGGGTAGCGACTGCAGAGTATACAGCTGTAGCATCAGCATATGCTAATTTAATAGATGAAATAGCATCAGCTTTTAGAATAGTACTACCAGCCGCACTAGCGGCTGGTGCAACTATTGCTGAAATTAGAGTAAGATCATTCGGAGTACAAACAGCAGTAGCAGCAGCAGCAGCACCAGCAGGAATAGATCCCGGGTATGCTCCTGCTATTAGAGCTCTTGCAGACCGCGCATTATTAGTAATACAATCAGCAGAAGCAGCATCAGCAGCACTAGCAGCACCAGCACCAGCAGCAACAGCAACAATAACCGCAACTACTGTTAATGCTGCTGCTGCTGATGTTGCTGCTGCTGCTGCTGATGTTGCTGCTGCTGCTGCTGGTGCTGCTGCTGCTGCACCAAGGGCTGGGCAAATTGTTGCTGCTGCTGCTGATGCAGCAGCAACAGTAGCAGAAGCAACACTCGCCGGAACAGCTGAAGTTAACGCAGCAGCACCAGCACCAGCACCAGCACCAGCACCAGCACCAGCACCAGCACCCATCCCCCAAGCCGTATACTACGACTCTGGTCC